ATTATAGATCGTGGTCCTGTTATGACTACAGGTAATTTTCAATTAATGAAAAAACATTTTAAAAAACCTTTTAAGTGCGTAGTATTACTTAGAGATTTAATGGATGTATTAGCTAGTTACATGCAATGGTATACAAAAGAGCCCACAGCATTTCCTAATAAATATGGTTGTAAAAACGATGAAGAAAAATTATCTATGTTAATGAATTCTAAAGGAGGTATTGCTAAACAATTAGAAGCAATTAAAAATTCTTTTAATTATCCTGACATATGCCATTTTATAAAATATAATGATTTAGTGCAAAACCCCGAAGAAGAAATAACTAAACTTTATAATTTTTTTAACATACCTTATTACCCACATTATTTTGAAAACTTGCAACAAATAAATATCAATGATATACCTTATGATGATACCATAGTTGGAAACAATATGCATAAAATAAAAACAGAAATTAAGAAAGAATACAATCCTTACATAGAAAAAATACCACAACGTATAAAAGAAAAATATGGACACATTAAATTTTAATTTTGTATTTTTAGGTCAATCAGTATTAAAATACGAAGTTCCTTTAGATGTGTATAGTGTTTTAAACCATGTTTATGAAACAAAAAGAAATGAATTACCTAAAGCTAATCCACAATTAGTAGGTAAAATTCAAAACGAACATTCATTATTTTTTGACGGTGCACCAAATAATAAAATGCACCCACATAATTTTTTACCAGATGATGTTAGACATTGGTTTTATAAGGTTATGAAACATTATTTGGATTGGAATAAAATTAAAGGATATGAAATGCATATGAATTCTATATGGATTAATGAAATGAAAGCTAATGAATACAATCCAGTGCACATTCACCAAGGATCTTTGTATACAGGATTATCTTCAGTTATGATTTTAAAGCTACCAAAAAATACTGGTATTGAGTATTCAGCAACAGATAAACCTATGAATGGACAATTACAAATATTAGGAAATGCATCAGGTCAATTTTGTAATACAGATTATGGACCTATAATGAAAGAAAGAAACTTTTATGTATTTCCATATGACATGAGGCATTGTGTATATCCTTTTAATAGTACAAATGAAATAAGAAGAACTTTATCATGTAACATGGATGTAAATTATGACCCAATTAAAAATAGGAGTGCAACGTGATAATTACAGAACCTAAATGGAAAAGTTGGATAGTTGAAACAACTACACCTTTGTTTACACCAGAACAATGTCAAATGGTTATTGATGCTGGTAGAAAACAAAGACCACAAAAAGCACAAGTTGGTATGAATAAACCTAAAGGTGGAGTAGATACTAATAAAAGAATAACAACTATTAGTTGGATTCCTTTTAAAGAAATGCAACCTATGTACGATCAAATAAATGAATTTATACAAAAAGCAAATAGAAATCATTTTGGATTTGGAGATATACAAATAACAGAACAAGCTCAATTTACAGAATATCCTGAAGGTGGATTTTATGATTGGCATATGGATACAGATGTTACTATGCAACACGAACCACCAGTTAGAAAAATATCTATGACATTATTATTATCTCCTGAAAATCAATTTGAAGGAGGAGATTTAGAACTAATGGCTCCTGGTAAGAGAGTTAAACTTAAACAAGGTCATGCAATAATATTTGCATCATTTTTAAATCATAGAGTAGCACCAGTTACACGGGGTGTTAGACAATCACTTGTTATGTGGTTTGGAGGGGAACCTTTTAAATGATTAAAGAATATTTTTTTCCAACTATTATTTACATTAAAGATTTACCTAATGCCAATGAGTTAAATCCATATTTAGAAAAACATATTATTGAATGGAGTAATCAAGATAAAGGTGTAAGTAAAACTAACATGAATGGTTGGCATTCACAAACAGATATGAATCATAAAAAAGAATATGAACCTTTAATTCAAGAGTTATTTCAAATGCAAAAAGAAATAATTGAAGAAGAACATTTAGACATACAACCTAGATTAGGTAATATGTGGGCTAATATTAATCCACCTGGTGGATACAATCAATCTCATTTACACCCTAACTCATTATTTTCTGGTGCTTATTATGTAAAAGCACAACCTAATTCTGGAAGACTATCTTTAATGGATCCAAGACCTGGAGTACAACAATGTATGCCTAATAGAAAAAAAGGAAAATTACCTAGAGAGTTGTGGCGAGAAACATATTATGATCCTATTCCAGGTAGACTTATAATGTTTCCTTCATGGATGTGGCATAAAGTAGAACCTAATCAAAGTAATGATATAAGAATATCTGTATCTTTTAATTTTATATGATTTTTCAATATAAAAAATACCAAGTAATAAAAAATGCAATTAGTTACGAACTAGCTAAT